CGTACGTGTGTCGGACGATCCATGACTTTAGTCATTTCATTCTCCTAAGTGGATTGTTAAAGAGCGGGAGCAGGTTTACTCCCGCTCTGTCGGTGCGTCTTGCATCGACACTTCTAGACTCGCAGAACCTGACAAAAGTGTCAAGTTACCAGCAGGCACTAGGGGTTTGCGGGTGTGTGCGCGGGCGCGGGCGCGGGCCTGAGCGAGCGGTTCGGACTGGCTGAGAGGGGGGTACATGGACTGGCGGTTCGCTGGCCCCCCCATGTGTAGTAAACCTCATAAAGCAAGACCCCAAAAAAGCATCGTGTAAAGTTAGCCCAGCCGCCTAACCTTCCTAATATCTATATACCCCCTATTGACACGACCGTAAGTTGCCGTGTTATAGTCGCCGCATGGACACACTACCCCTTCAACTCACCAAGTGGTCAGATAGACTGGCCTTCGATGTGGCGCTGATGCTCGAAGGCAGCGGAGAATCGCTGCAAGAGGTAGTCGCACGCCATAAAATTGCAGCCACCGACATCCTTGAGTACAACAAAGACCCGGTGTTCCTGAAGAAAGTGGAACACTACCAGTCCGAGATCAAAGAAAAAGGCCTGACATTCCGCTTGAAGGCCCGCGCACAGGCCGAAGAACTCCTGACAACATCCTATATGTTGATCCATGACCCCGGTGTAAGTCCGGCGGTAAAGGCTGACCTCATCAAAAGTACCGTGAAGTGGGCTGGGTTGGAGCCAAAGGGCGACATCCAGACCGATAACAACGCTGGCGGTGTGCGGATTACCATCAATTTAGGTGGACGCGACCATGAGATGCAGGTTATCGAGGCCGAATCTACAAGCGAGGTGACGGATGTCGCTACCATTGAGCATAACCAATAGGCTTACCTCCTCATACGAAGGCTTCAAGGCCGCCATCTTTACCAGTTCATCTGAGTACCATAACTTTACGTCCGCGCTACGCGAGGCGGGAGCGTCGTTTAAGACCAAAATTTCCAAGCATAAGAAACGTGGGCGGGAATTTGTGGTTATGCTTGTGGAACCATCAATCTAAGGAGGCTACATGGAAGGCTATATTGGAGAAGTACGAGAGTTTGCGGGACAGTTTGCACCAAGACATTGGGCATCGTGTGACGGACAGACCATAAACATCCGAGATTTCACCCCGTTGTTTGCCATTATTGGTACAACCTACGGCGGCGATGGTGTCAATAACTTCAAACTACCCGATTGGCGTCCGACAAACGAGCATGGCACGAAAGTCCATGGTTGGGAGATCGGGCAGCCCAGCAAAATCATCTGTGTCGAGGGAATTTTCCCGGATCGTCCGTAATGGCACTCGATATTGACTACACACCCCCACCTACGGGGGCAAAGTTCATGGAGTCGAACGCGAAAATGCGCGTTTTGATGGGGCCGGTCGGCTCCGGCAAGTCCGTGACTTCATCTTTTGAGATTGTCCGCCGTGCTTCCATGCAAAAACCCAACGCGCAGGGGATTCGCAAGACACGGGCGGCGATTGTCCGTGAAACTGCACGGCAGTTGCAGGATACGACGATCAAAACCTTCCTCGACTGGTTCCCACCGGGGGTTTGCGGGGACTACATGCGCACAACCAAGACCTATTTCTTCAAAGTGGGGGACGTAGAGTGCGAGATTATGTTCCGTGCGCTGGACGATGCGGACGATGTAGCCAACTTGAACTCGTTGGAGTTGTCGTTTGCATGGTTCAACGAGTGCCGGGACATCCACCCGGACATCGTGGACGCGATGTCAAAACGTATCGGTCGTTTTCCTTCTTCCAAGGATGGTGGCCCAACTTGGCACGGTATGTGGGGCGATACTAACCCACCCACCATGGATACTTGGTGGTATTATCAGATGGAAGGACTCGATCCCAAGGACGGAGTATCGCCTAATGACAACGGATGGGATGTATTCAAGCAACCGTCGGGCCGCTCGGCTTACGCAGAAAACGTCGAGAATCTCCCCGAAGGTTACTACGATACCCAAGGCCGTAGTGAAGAATACGTTCGGGTTTACATCGACGGCGAGTATGGCCTATCCTCGGCTGGTATGCCAGTGTACAAATACTTCCGGCCTGACTACCATATGGCTAAGCAGAAACTTCGCTATATCAACAATGGGGTTCGACCCATTGTTATCGGGATGGACTTGGGCCTCACCCCCGCCGCCGTTATCGGGCAGCAAGATGCCAGAGGCCGCTCCCTCGTTTTGGCGGAAGCGGTCAGTTTTGACATGGGCGTACAGCGATTTGTCCGAACTGTCCTGAAGCCCTTACTTTACGAGAGATTCCCCGGTGCGCCCATATTGGTGGTTACTGATCCGGCGGGTGTGCAGCGGGCGCAGACGGATGAGCGTTCGGCTGTGGACATCATTAAGGCAGAAGGCCTGCGCGTTATCCCGGCTAAGACGAATAATGTTTCGGCGCGGATCAACGCGGTGGACGAATTCTTGATGCGGCAAGTTGACGGCGATCCGGCGTTTATCGTAGACCCCGGCTGTACACAACTCAAAGCCGCCATGATGGGTGGCTATAGGTATAAACCCCGTGGTGACATGGACATTGAGAAAAATAAACACTCGCACGTTGCCGAAGCGTTACAATATCTTATGCTCCACATTACTACCGGTGGGGGTCAGATGCTCGCCCAAAGGCGAGAAATCGTACCCATGTCGGCGGTCGGGTGGACATAGTTGTCTTTTCATTTCTCCTTCACCCCGCTGTCCCTTCCAGCGGTTTACCCCCCGTGTTCGCACCGGGGGGTTCTTTTTTCTTTGACACACGTATATACTTCCTGCTAGACCTACACTACAATATGTAGTAGGAGGAGCATATGAACGGAAAAGGAAAACCATCGACTTGCTACTCGGATAATCCGAAGATGGGCAAGCCATACCAGTCCCAAGCCAAAGGCTATAAGGACGGTGGTCGCGTTCCCGACGATGAAGATGTCCTCAAGAAGGTTGACATTTCTGCTTCTGGTGCGGGGGCGTCACTCAAAAGTGCTGGATATGGTGGACGCGTGGGTGTCAACCTACCGCTTGCTAACGACCGTAACCTTTCTGTGGGTGTATCTGGCGGTGGGTACAGAGAAGGAAACCGTAAAGATTTTAATGTTACCGGAGCCGATGTCAGTTACCGGAGAGGTGACACGACTGTCGGTGTGGAACTTGGTAAGCAGCCCGGTAAAATGGGCGATAAGCGGATCATGTTCAAGTATCGCAAGGAGTTTTGATGGCTGGTCTCTCAATACTGCGAGTCGTCTCAAACGACCAACTCGTTAAAGCCGAAAAAGAGCAACTCGAAAGAGAACTGGCTGACCGCCAGAACACGCCCTTTATTCTCGGCATTACCGGTTATTTGCGCGAGTGTTGGGATGCAGCACGTATTTCTAAGAAGCCTATCGAGCAGAAGATGCTCAAGGCTATGCGCCAGCGTAACGGCGAGTACGAAGCAGATAAATTGACAGCGATCCGCAAGCAAGGCGGGTCTGAAGTATTCATGATGATTACCGAAGTCAAGTGCCGCGCAGCGGAGTCTTGGCTCAGGGACATCCTCCTAGATACTGGCACTCCACCATGGGATGCCCAACCTACTCCAATCCCTGATTTGCAGCCTGCACAGAAGGCTGAGGTAGAAAAGATTTTCTACGACCAAGTTATGAAGATCGTCGAAGCGCAAGACCGCGCACCAATGCAACAGGAGATGGCAGAACTCCGCGAAATGATTTCGCAGGATTTCCGTTTCCGTATTCTGCAAGAGGCACAGAATCGTGCTGACCGAATGAAGCACCGCATCAGTGACCAGTTTGCCCAAGGTGGCTGGGCTGAGGCGTTTAATGACTTCATCACTGATCTGGTTACATTCCCCTCTGCGTTTATCAAAGGCCCGGTTGTCCGCCGCCAACGTGCGTTGGGTTGGGGCAAGGATGAGCAGGGACGTACTACTGCCACACCTGTTGACCGTATTGCACCAGAGTATGAGCGTGTTGACCCGTTCCGTATTTTTCCTGAGCCGGGTATCTCCAATATCCACGAAGGGTATATCTTTGAGCATCACCCACTAACACGCATGGAACTGGCAGACCTCATTGGTGTGCCGGGGTATGACGATGATGCCATCCGTAAAGTACTTGAGATAGGTAATGGACAGTCTTGGATTAACCAAGATGTTGAACTAATCAAGGAGCAAGAGGAGCGCAAATACCATACCGAGATGCGCCCGACTGAAATCTTTGATGCCCTTGAGTTTTGGGGCAAAGTCTCCGGCAAGATGTTGCAGGAGTGGGGGATGACCGAGGATGAGGTTCCTGACACGGCAAAAGAATACGACGCAAACGTGTGGATTGTGGGTAACTACGTCATCAAGGCTGTCCTAAACTATGACCCATTAGGAGAGAAGCCTTATGCTAAAACGTCTTTTATCAAGTGCCCCGGTGCGTTCTGGGGTAAAGGTATTCCAGAAATTATTGAAGACCTGCAAAACGTGTGTAACGCTGCTGCGCGTGCGCTTGTCAACAACATGGGAATCGCTAGTGGCCCTCAAGTCGAGGTTAATCTCGAACGTCTCCCAGCGAATGAAGACATTACTCAAATCTCTCCGTGGAAGATTTGGCAGGTAATGAACGACCCGGCTGGGTCATCCGCGCCAGCAGTGCGGTTCTCTCAGCCCGAAGATAACGCCAACACCTTGATGGGTGTGTACGAGAAGTTCAGCCGATTGGCTGACGACCATTCGGGTATTCCCGCATATCTATACGGTGACCTCAATGTACAAGGTGCAGGTCGCACATCATCTGGGTTGTCCATGCTGATGGGGTCGGCTGGTAAGGGCATCCGGCAAGTGGTGATGCACATTGACGCGGACGTTACTAAACCAATCGTAGAACGCCAGTATGTGTACAACATGCGCTATGACGAGGACGAGTCCATCAAGGGCGACCTCGACATCATGCCGCGTGGAGCAATTAACCTTGCGAATAAAGAGCAGATGAATGTTCGCCGCATTGAGTTCCTGACTGCTACCGCTAACGAGATTGACATGGAGATCATGGGCAAAGAAGGTCGCGCAACAGTTCTGCGCGAAGTGGCGAAGGGTCTACAGATGCCTGTGGATGACATCATCCCATCCAAAGAAAAGAAAAATTTTGAAACCCGTACGCAGGCTCGTCTCACTATGGCGAAAGCACAGACTGCTTCGGCTACTCCTGAACCTGCGCCTACGCAGCCTGATGGCTCGCCTAAAGGTGGTATGGAAGGAAACACGGTTATGAATAGATCGTCGGGGGCTGCTGCATGATTCGCCCCGACC